GTTCTGGGCAGGGGCAAAAAAAGCGAGAGAGGGTGCAAGGTATCCTGGCTCACGTCCAATGATTGAAGAAGTTAATCAAGCAATCGAAAGAACATCACGGGTGACAGGTTTAACCCCAAAACAAGTTTTAACTGAAGGCATAATTAAAAGTAAAATACCTATTTACGGAGCCGTCGGATTATTAGGTGCAAACGCGATGATGCCAGACGACGAATTTAACTAAAAAGGAACCCCCAAATGTCAATTAGATTAGAAGTTGCCTACCAAGAATTATTGAAAAGAGTAGACGCGCTTGAAAGGCGTCTAGATGAAAAAAAAGATGCTTCAAGCGTGGTAGGAGTATTAACCCCTAAACATTTACATTTCGGAAAGTGGGCGTTGGCTGACAATGACGGAAATATTGTCGATCACGGCCCTTACTCAAAAGAAGCGGCAAAAGCGGCGGCTCAGTTAGTAGGTTAAATGGCTAAACGTAAAAAGGTTACCAAAGAAACACTGAAGTCACTGATCGCCGAAGGTATTCGCACAAGTGCTGGGTATCACGGTGGCGAGTTACAGCGTCGACGTGAAAAGGCTTTGGAATATTATTTGTCGTATCCAATGGGTAATGAAGTTGAGGGTCGCTCGGCTGTAATATCGTCTGATGTTATGGATACGGTTGAATCAATGCTTCCAAGTTTGTTAAAACCCTTCACGGGCTCCGGCGAAGTTGTAAAGTTTGCGCCTGTCGGCCCTGAAGACGAGGCAAGTGCCGAGCAAGCAACCAAATATGTAAATCATATATTTTTAAAAGATAACCCTGGAGTGCAACTACTGCACGAAGGGTTCAAAGATGCTTTGCTATCAGGCATTGGCATTTTTAAAACTTATTACGAAAATAAAAAAGACGTCACGACTGAGACGTATGAAAATTTGAGCATGGAAGAAGTAACACTTCTTTTAGCTGATCCAGAGGTTGAGGCGGTTGAGCATTCCTATGAGGAGCAAATGTCCGCCGAACTGGGGTTATTCGACGGCGATGTGGCTCCCGCTTCAACACCTTCTTATTCGAGTGGACACTCAGTAAAAATTCGTCGTACAAAAACAAAAGGACGTTGCGTCGTCGAGACAGTTGCACCGGAAGATTTTTACATAGAGCGGAAAGCGCGCACTCTCGATGAAGCTAATTTTGTCGCCAGTCGAACTCGTTACACCGCCTCAGATTTAATTGCCCTCGGATATAAGCAAAGTTTAGTCGATCAAATACCGACACTCGATGAAGAAGATTTTACAACTGAAAAATTATTGCGAGAGCAAATTGACGACGCTGATTTTGGTGGCAGTCATACAGGCGAAGATTCGTATGACCCAACACGTCGTGAGATTTGGCTTTATGATTGTTATTTAAAAGCTGACCGCAACGGCGACGGCATCGCGGAGTGGATACGCGTCTTAGCTGGTGGTTCCGGCAGTTATCTAATCTTAGATGAAGAAGAAGTTGAAGAGCCACCATTTTCGACAATTGTTCCAATACCAATGCCACACCGATTTTTTGGTATGTCGATAGCAGATCAAACTTTTATGATCCAAGATGTAAAAACAAGTTTACTACGTAATTTACTCGACAACATATACTTACAGAATAACCACCGGACTGAAGTGGTTGAAGGTATGTGTAATATGGACGACTTATTGAATAGTCGCCCTGGAGGAATTGTACGCGTCAAACAGCCAGGCATGGTCAGAGAAATGACAGCCGCTCCGGTAGGCGGAGATGTATTATCGGCGTTAGAATATGCAGATCAAATAAAAGAAGTTCGCACTGGCGTCACAAAACATTCTCAGGGACTTGATCAGGATTCTTTAAATCCAAACCAAACTGCGACGGGCGTAAAATTAATGCTCAATATGTCGCAACAGCGTATCGAAATGATTGGTCGGTTATTTGCTGATGGTGGCGTAAAAGATTTATTCAAAAAAATATTGAAATGCGTTTCAATGCATCAAAACCAAGAGCGCGTAATCCGATTAAATAATCAATGGGTGCCAATGGATCCACGGAATTGGAATACGGAATACGACGTCACGGTTATGGTTGGTCTTGGTCATGGCAACGACGAAATGCGCGTGTCGGCTTTAACAAATGTCCTCAATGCCCAGAAGGAACTTGCGGCAAATATGGGTTTTGACAGTGGGTCAATTGTATCGCGTCAAAATGTTTATTCTGCACTCGTTGACTTAGTTAAAGAAGGCGGGGTTGAAGCAGAGAAATATTTTACACAACCAGCCCCAGACGGGTCTGACATACCGCCACCAAAACCAGACGCAAATGAAATGTTTATGCAGTCGCAGATGAAAATCGAAAACGATAAGCTAATTATAAAACGCGAAGAAATGCAGATTGACCATAGTGAAAAGATGCAAGAGTTACAGGCTGATATGGAAATTAAACAGCAAGAAATGCAATTGAAAGTTATGGAACTGGAGCAAAAACTTGCGATTGAAAGAGAGAAGATTTCTGCGGATATGGAACAAACAGCCGCACAAATCGCCGCTGATGCTGAAAGCGGTAGTGCAAAACTTGAAGTCGAGGCGAGTTTGGCGAGAGAGAGGCTGGAACATCAATCAATTGAAAATGATAAGAGGGTAGAGTAATGGGATTGCTAGACGCGTGGAGAACAACACGTCAAAATATTATTAATTCTAAGCCTACTTACAAACCCATTTTTCCTGCTCAAGATTACTCGGCGGGAGTTTATCGCGGCAATACAAATACTCCAGTTGTCTCGTCTTCTACTGGTGGCATTGTTGGGCAACCCGCTCCTTTTACAAGAAGAAGATTAGACAACGGCGGTGGTGGTGGAGATTTTGACGACAACGATACAAGTTTTGTTGATGACGATATATTTCAAGCTCTAGCCCAAACTGGCGCAGGGGTGCGCGGTGAAGATTTTGCACAGCCAACGGATTTTTATCAAAACCCTAATTTTAAAGCAGATTTCGATAAACATGAGGCAAACTTTGACGCCGGACATAATGGTAAAGCAGAGTTTTTGGCTCGTCATGCCCTACACGAAGCAAATTTTAAAAAAGATTTTTATGGCCTTAACGAAGATTTAAATGTGTTGACTGGCAAAGAAATGTCAGACGCAACACAAAATCCTGATAATAATAGTTTCTCATTAGGCAAGGCTGGAGATTTGGCAACCAATGTCGGTGACTTTGCAAGAAATGCAATAAAAGGTGGGCCACTAGGTACAGCGTACACTATGGCAAAGAATGACGCTTTTCCGAGGGAAGCATTGCCAGCGGCGGCGGCTTTGGCAATGGCTCCGATGGTTATTCCAGGCGCGGGTATTTTAGGTACAATTGGCGGTGCTTTGAACAATCTAGGAGCCTACCATGATTTCGGCAATGATCCTAATATTAATAGTGCTGGTGGACAAATTAGTTATCAAAATGGCTTACTTTCTGCCCCAACAAACGCACCAGGAGCATACGTTTATCAAGATGGCGAGAAAAGTAATATAAATAGTCTAGGCGCAATGAATCCAAATACCCAAATAGATGTCGGTGATGGTCATTATGCTAACGCTGGTGATTTGTTTCAAGGTCTTTCGCAGACTGGTGCAGGAGTTGAAGGCGAAGATTGGGGACAATCAGAATCTTTCGGATACAACGATAACGATTTTGACTTTTAACAAAATTGAAAAGGTTACCCCAAATGACACTAGAACAAGATCGGCATAAAGGAAGTTTAGCACGTCAAATTATTGATAATCAGGTTTTCCAAGACGCATTTAAAACAATGGAAAATAATCTATTTGATGAGTGGAAAGTTTGCCAAGACCAAACTCAAAGAGAGGCAGTCTGGATTATGTTTCAGATGATGCCAAAGTTTCAATCGATATTAGAAGCGACGATTGGAAACGGCGCAGTTGCGTCAAAACAATTAAATGATCTTAACCCCAAGCGAAAAAGGAAATAGAATTATGGCCGAAGAGACAGTCACACCGGAAGCACCGGAAACTGTACAGGTAGCGGATGTCGCATCGGCATCCGACGCATTAGAAGGACTTCTAGATTTTGGTGACGAGCCAGAACAACCTAGATCAGATAGTGCGGATGATCAGCTGAACGAAGCTGTTACCCCAGAAATGGAAACAGAAGAAATTGCGGTTGAAGTTGCCAATGACGACGATGGTGACGAATTACAATCAGAAGAAGTGGCAGTAGCTCAAGACGACGAAGTTGAGACGCCTGACGCCGATGATCTCTACGAGGTAACTTTACCTGGTGGAGTTAAAGCACAGGTTACACTCAACGAATTGTCCAGAGGTTATTCTCGCGAAGCTGATTACACGCGCAAAACGGAAAGTCTAGCGCAACAACGTCGGGAGTTGGCGGCTGAACGCGAAAGTGTTCAACAAGCCGTCGAAAATGAACGGGCGCAGTATGCTCAAAGTCTCAATCAAATGAGTGAGGCACTCGGCGCACAACTTTCACAAAATCAAAATATCGATTGGGATACTTTAAAAGAAGAAGACCCAATTGAGTTTGCAACGCAATGGGCAGACCACCAAAGAAAAAGTGAGCAATTGCGAAACTCTCAGGCGCAGTTACAGCAAATGAGATATGAGCAGGAGCAACAAGCTAAAAATCAACACGCCGTTCTTTTACAAGAACAAGCGCAAGTTTTATCTGAAGCTATTCCTGAGTTTCGAGATGAAACAACGGCTGAAAAAATGCGTAACGATATGCGTACTTTTTTAAAGTCAAACTATGGTGGTTTTAACGATACAGAAATTAGCTCGGTAGCAGATGCGCGTCATGTGCAACTCATTGCTGATGCTATGAAGTGGAGAGGTCTTCAGTCATCTAAAGTAAAAGTTGAAAAGAAGGTTACGTCACTTCCAAAGGTTGTTAGAGGTTCAGCGCAAAAAACGAAAGTTGATGTCGATCAAGAGCAAGCTATGTCCAAAATGAAACGGGCGAAAGCAAGTGGTCACGTAAATGACGCGGCTATTGCAATTGCTGATTTAATCTAGGAGATGCCAAATGGCACAACCAACTAATACTTTTGATACTTACGATTCAAAAGGAAACAGAGAGGCACTGTCAGATATAATCTACTCGATCTCTCCAACTGAAACACCATTTATGAATATTTT